TTTGGGCAAATCTGTAATCTTGTTTACTGAGCCTTTCCAGCCCTCAGAGGCTTGGTTACCCCAAGAATCCCACGAACTGAATGTAAAATCAGAACCGTCAGCTCGCCAAATCTTTAGGATAGAACCAACACGGCTACAAGAGAAACCATTAACTCCGTTGATAAGCCCAACCATATAATTGGCTGCGTAGTCAGAATCTTCAAATCCTGTAGGAGGGTCTTGTTCCGTTGTTCCTCCAATAGGAGGCTTGTCAGGGTTACACGCATAAGTTACACCATTTAGATAAACTGCATAGTTAAAGGGGTTGAATCGGTCGCCACTTCCTCGCTTAATCCAGAAGTAGGCTGTACGGTCATAGGTAGCCTGTAGAGGCGTTGTAACTGAGTAGTCAAGCCCTACAGTAGCATTACGTGCAAAAAGCCATGTACGGTCTTGTACGGTCAACCCTTTAAGGTTGCCAGATGACAAATAAGTTTTAACCGCCGCTGAGTTGTAAACAACCGTCATCTTAGTACCGCTCTTATGGTACACTTGGATTGGGTCAGCCGCATCAAAGGTTTCTAAAAAGATATACTCTTCATCGTCCTCGCCCCGATCATAAGTATGGAATACTTTAGCAAACTCCATTTCGGGGTAAGTGGCGTAATCTTTGGATGTTTGAAATTTAACTGGTGGGCGCTTTGTAAGCCCTGCTACCAAATCTGGTACGCAGTTAATCATTTCTCGACATTGATTATCAAGGACTAATTCAGGATTCTGTTGAGATACGCCATTAAAGAACGGAGGATATACTTTGTTAATTTTAGGCATTTAATCCTCCTTAGATTAATGGGGTAGGGTTTGTAGCCCTATCGATTAAACGGTTGCCTCTAACTAGGTTAAATTTAGATTGTTTCAAATGCTCGCGTTCAACTTTGATACGCTGCAAGTTAATTTTGCTTTCAAGCTCTCGCTGAGTTGTTTCGTCACCATTCAGGTAAACGTGGAGATGCTTGGATGCAGTCAGCACCACAAAGGTACGAAAGACATCTGGGATGTTGTCAAAAGTAATTTCAAGACGCACAATCAACTCGACTGGGTCTGTAAAGATACCCGTCATTTCTGCGCGGTTGTAAAGGTTTCCACCCTCCATAAAGTACTCATTGTTTTCAAAAGCAATTATGTTAGGAGGCAGTGTAATATACCCATCTGTATCGGGTACATACGAAATATTAAAGGTGTTAAACCACCATTTATTTTCTTGTTCTTCTCGTAAAGTTTCAGAGAGAATTGTACGAGCTTGTCGAGCTTCGTGACCCTCTGGCAGGCTGTCGATTGTTACGCCTGATGGGATAGGTAGCTCGCCAATATAGCGGAGCATCCTGTTAATAGCATCAATTTCTGTCATTGTTTGATTCCTTGTCAATATAGTTGTAGACACTCCAGCCTTAATGACTACAAGTATATAGACAAGAAACCCCCAAGATTTCTCGAGGGGGTTCCTATCTAGCTTAAGCTACGGTACCACCAGTGATAACGCAAGAGCAAGCAGGCTTCAAGACGCCCATACCGTATGAGTAGTATGTGGTCATCAGGGTCGCCAATTGCTCAGGGATGTAGTTAACTTCAGAAGTAACGTCCATCAACTTAGCAACTGCAACTGCTTCAGAAGTGAAGATCAAAGCCTTCAACTTCTTGTTGGTGCCGCCAACGTCAACAGCGGTATCCACAGGCAAGTAGTTAGACTTGTAAATGCGGATGCCAGCAACTTCCATGACGGTACCTTTGTTGATACCACCATTGTCGCCAGACGTAATGTCCTTGTTGACAGCGTCAGACTGAGCCAAGTAAGAGAATACCTTTGGCGTTACCACCAAGTACTTCTCACCAGAAACGTCTTTCTCTTCCATAGCTGCTACAGCTTCAAAGACTGCTTCGATCAAAGCATCGCCTTTAGCTTTAGGAGTAGCGCCACTGTCGATCACATCGTTGTTAACTTCGGTACCGTCAGCCTGCACAGCAGAGCCACCGATAGTGCCAGAAGTTTGTGATGCGGTAATCAACATAGCTGCAACAGCCTTGTCGATCTTAACAGCCAGAGCTTCACCAGCTTGTTTAGCCAGTTCGCCACGGGTTTCAAAGTGAAGAACTTTCTCTTCGAATTTGTCAACAGCCAGAGCAAAGTACTCGAGTGCATCAATGTTAATGATACGCTCTTTAACTGGGATGGTTGCCATTGTCAACTCAGTACCAGGTACGTGAGTTTGGGTCTGTGAGTCAGAAGACTGACCAATCACAGGAACAGAGATTGAAGAACCGCTGTCGATAGACTTAGTCATCACCAAGTCGAGGAACAACTGCTTACGGTCAAATGCGGTCAGCACTGAGCCGTAATAGATTTCCAAAGCGTTTGCCATTTCGGTAGGTACGCCACGGGGAGTGGAGCTGTTGTTACCGATGTTATTTACTGTTAAAGCCATTTTAAATTTACCTCAAATGTTTGATTAAGATTGTATTTTGTAATCTTCGCTGTCTTTATTTTCTTCTTTAAGTTGTCCGTTGTTTCCGAACGCATCGTCTACTAAGGGCTTACAGAATACTTATTAATACAAGCATCAGGGTTACTAAATGACTCCTTTTTGGATTGAATGGGGATAAAGGCTAAAGGAGACGAAACGCCAATACCCCCAATTAATTACAAGATTCCCCGCTTACGAGATGCAAGATATCGCTGGTCTACCATATTGGTATACTTAGCGTCCTTGCCGTACAAACGATCGGTCATAGCCTTTTGCCACTCGTTCTTATCGGAGTAGGGTTGCAAACCGCTTGCTGGAGCGTTGCCCTCTAACCGCCTTGCTTCTCGAGGTTGTGCTTGATCTCGTTTGAACTTCATGTACTCAAGTTGTGCGAGAACCTTGTCTTTGTTTACTGAGTCAACAGCTTCGTTGTATTCTTTGATAGTAGCTGGTGGCATATTTTCTGATGCCCACGTAATAATATCAACATACTCCTGCTGACCTCCGACAGATGTGTAAATCTCGTTACGCACTCCATCGGCATAAGCTTTTTGACCTTGGATGTATTGATCTACTTGATTTTTAGTAAATCCCTTTTTCTCAAGGTCGGCATAAGATTCGTCTGAAAGACTGCCATTCTTTACAAACTCTTGTTCGTATTTAGCCACACTAAAGTCAACTGTGTCTTGTGGCTCCTTTGGAGCGTCTTCGACCTTTTCGTCTTTAGCTGGTGTCTCGGCAGGTTCATCTTTCGGCTGGCTTAGTTTTTTTTCAAGTTCCTGATATGCTTTTAGCAAATCCTCTTGAGACTTAAACTTACCGCCGAGAAGCTCCTCTTGCTTAGTGCCATCTTCGTTGTACCCGTCAGGTACGCCAGAAGCCTTTTCTTCCTGAGTCTTTTGTGACTCACGGAAACGAGCGACAGCTTCTTGCTCTACCCGCTCTCGTTCGGATAGTTGGGGTTGCCCAGCAACCTGAGCTTCCCCCGTATTTTCTACATTAACTTCTGGTTCCATTACTCACCCTTTGAAGTTGCTTTTTTAGGTGCTTCTACAGGTGGGGTCATATCGATGCTGTTGGGGTAACCCATCTTTGCTTCCTGTGCTTTGTCACGCAGGTAGTAATCAGCATCTGTAATGGTATTAGGGTTCTTTCGTTTGTAACCCTCTTGTTTGAGTTCGTACAATGATTTTGTATTAGCCATATTTATCTCCTTTGATAACTAATTATTGTTGCTGCATTAATTGCTGGGCACCTTGCTGAGAAACGCCATCGACGACATTACTCATACCTTGTTGTAGCAATTGTTGCTGTTGTGCTTGTTCTTGTTCTTGTTGAATTTGCTGGTCAGATTTAACCAAATCGGTTACGTCCAGACCCAAGCTGTTAGCAATCTTGTTGATATACACACCTACATTCATTCGGCTCAGAATAATTTCTGGGCTACCGAGTTCCTGCAAGAGCTGGTTGAACTGACGAATCTTATCTAATTCTACGTTTCGACCCAGAGCTTCGACACCTGTTACAATAGCCAGCTCAATACCCAAGGCTTCAACGTTTACATTTGTCCGTTGCAAAAGCAAGTAGGCAAGTGGTCGTTGTAATTCAAGGGACAGGATGCTGTATACGCCACCAAGAGATTTCTCGAGGTCGGCAGCCATATAACGGATTTCAGTAGCTGTGGTACGGTCAGAGTCACGTGCGGCACTAGAAGCCACCAAGAAAGCCTGTTCTAGGCGTCTGGTGAGGTCTTGAACCATATTCAAGGGTACCTGTAGGTCAGCACCTTTATCGACCCGCAGAACCGTGATATCTTGCTCGAGATCACCCAGGATACAAACACCGTTCTCAGCTTCGTTGATGTCTGCTACATCGATTACGGAGCCAGCTTTTTTACCAAAGAGTACACGAGACATCACTGAGGACGCTTCGAGCAACAACTGGTACAAAGCTTCTAGCGAACGGAAATCGCCAAGGTACTGCTCAACCAAGCCTCGACCATAGCTTTCGCCATTGATAGAAGTCCAGCGTAGCGGGATGAATGGGAGTTCACGGTCATTTTTGAAGATGACATCGGAACCCTCTAGGAAGATA